AATTCTCCAAAAATTTCATCATAGTCACTCATATTTTCATTTATTTGATCGCTCCAACCATCTAGTTTTATGTCAAAAGGATCAAAACGGTTATTTAAAAATTCTATACCGTTTATGCATGCCATTAACATATTTCCTTGGAATTTAATAGAATTTTGTTTCTTTTTTTCATCCATAATCATTTCATACTCCCCTTGCATTTCAGCAAGAGGTGAATCCATAGTGTATTTTTTTGTTAGATTCACACCTTTACTTTCCAAAGTTTCTAATTTTCTTAAATATTTGAATTTTTCTCTTAATAATTCTTCTTTAGATAACTGCGGTGTAGAACTAGGTACTTTATCTGGATTTATAGGAACATTATTGAATTTACCATAACCATCCCATGTGTTGTTATCACTATTTGTATTTGCGGTAGCTTCTCCTATATTTTGTGGTTGAGATGTATAAAAGGTTTGTTTATTGTCATCAAAACGTACAGATGGCGAATCGGACTGTAATGGTGTTGAAAAAAAGGAGGATTTTGTTTCTCTAACAGGAACATCTAAATCTTCATTTACTAAATCATTTAATTCGCTTTCTAACAAATTCAAATCATCAAGTTCGATTGAATCGGACGAAGCTTTTACACTATTTTTTTTTTCATTCATTAACAACTCAATTCCAGAACCAAAATTAGCAGAATTACTAGAATTCCAATCAATATTTTCATTTAAAGACGAAATTTCAATTATATCAGGATCCATAGTAGTAATTTAATAAGAATATATAATTTTAAGTTAAAATTTATACGAATATTATCTATACTTTATTTTTACATTTTATTTGTAATATACCAAATTCCTTGTAAATAACAATCTGCTAGATCATCTTTTTTTTTATTATTTATAAAAAATGTTTTCCATATTTGCGACTCATTACTTGTAAATTCTTGCAAACTTATTAAACATTTTTGTATTCCTTTTTTTTTTCTCTCGGCATAGTCTATATTTACTTTTTCCGATTCATTATTTTCATTTTGGATTGTTGTTTTTGGAGAAGACACTAAAGAATTTTGTTCTTTCAGCTTGTTTCCTGAAGAAATAAATTCAATTGAAATATTTTTATTTTTCATAATAAAATATTGCATAACTATGCATTGTATACATTTCATTCTGTTAGCAATCGGGGAAACTTGATTTTCTATTATAACTTTGTCAATATTTGTTATATAGTTATTAAATATATTATCAAAATTTGTTTGAATATTTTTACCGATTGTAATTAGATCTATTTTACATGCATTATTGTTTGATTTATGAATTGTTTCAAAACAAGTATTATAAATATATTCATTAATTATATTAATTAGTTCTAATTTCTTAATTGGTTTGTTATATTTAATATTATATTTATCTGCTAAATCATATAATTGCTGTATTTTTTGCTTGTTTATAAATGAAGATTTTAATTCAGGTGTTGGTATTAAAAATTTTTCTTTTTTTGAATGTGTTTTACAATAGCATTTAGAATTTTTAGAGAACTGTGCATACTTGTTGCATGGTTTATTATTTTTATCTACAAAACAACATTTCAATTCTGGACTTTCATTCATTAAGTTTACAATTTCCCATTTCTCTATTTCATAAACAGCGTTATCATTATCTTGTTTTACAAAAAGACAATATGCTAAATTTTTAATACCAATATCTATACTTAAAATTCTACTCATATGTCTATATAATATACATAAATTTTATTTAGATTATATAGTAATTATGTTATTTTTTTTGAAACGCATATGATGGAAGTTGAATAGTATTCATTTCAATAGTAGAAGAAACTAGTTTTGCGTTCAGTTGTTCTCTCGATAAATATGGATTTTTCAAATCACTATTGCAATATCCAAATCCTGGAGTACTCGAGTCAAAAATAGATTGAAATCTATACGGAACATTACTAGATGGTGTTTTATCTGTTTGGATGTGACATGGTAATCCCATATCATAACATGCTTCATTATTATCAAATTTCATTATTTTTACTGCATTTTTAGTTAAAAATTGTCTATATTGCCAATTAGATCGAATATTTTCTTGATTTCGTATTCTTTCATTTATAACTGCTTCTGGTTGCCAAGACGTCCATAAACTTCCATCAGCCATTATTGGAGGATTATTAAAATGAATATTATTACTTCCTGAATAACAAACTCCCCAACTCATAATATATATTTACAAGATAATAAAAAATTATTCTACTCCTAATATTTTCAATAAGTCATTTTTTTTAAGTTTTGAAACATCTGATGCTAGTTTCTTTTTCAAAACAATTTCTTTCAATTTATTCAAATTCATTTTTTTGTAATCATTTGCGGAATATTCTTTTTCGTCATTATGACTGTCTTCATCTATTCCATATGTATTTGAAGTATCTTCTCCTATATTGATAGCATCAGAATCAAAGTTAGAAATATTAATAGTTTTTAAAACATCAAGTGACTCAAGTGACTCAAGTGACTCAAGTGGCTCAAGTGAACTATTAATGAGAGACTCTGAAATATCTTCGTGGGGTTGGGTTTCTGTTGTAAATAATGTAGAACCAATATTTATAACTTTTACAATATTATCATTATTCTGAGAAGTCATTTTGTCATTATCTTCATTTTCATTTTCATCATTTTCATCATTGTCGTCATCATCGTCATTTTCGTCATTTTCGTCAGATTCATCATCGTCGTCATCATCATCATCATCGTCATCATCGTCATTTTCGTCATCATCGTCGTCATCATCATCATCGTCATTATCAGATACTTGTATTAAATCAGTATTTTCTTGATTGAAATTTATAGTTTTTGATAAAGGCATGGAATTGTTTTGATAAGAACCTTCAAAAAAAGGAGCACTTAGAGAAAGTCTAGATTTCAAATAGTCAATTTCAACGGCCATAGATGTAACAATTTCAAACATAGATTTAATTTTATGATTTTGTTCTAAAAGTTTTTGTGTAAAATACATTCCAAACAAACCAATAATAATTAAACAAATACCTAAACATAATAAAAAAGGACCAGAATTAGTAAATAAATCATAAATAGCCATTTTATTAAAATTAGAAAATATTTTTAATTTTAGTAAAAAACGCGGTTTACAAATCAGTTTTTTTCAATTGCTACAAGTTTTACTGATGTAATACTATCAATAATTTCTTTAGGATAATTCATATCACTTAATATTTTGATTCCACCACAAATAGTTGATATTCCTTTGTTTAATTTGTAACTATAAGTAAATGTTTGTGATGTTTGAATAACTTTCATTTTATAATTAACAATTTGTAAATTGTTTTCTAAATGTTTGCAAACTTGTATAAAATGTGTTGTTAAAATACAGTTGACATTTTTATTATTTGTCAAATAATTCATAAATGCCGAAGCACTCAATATTGCTTCTTCAGGATTGGTTCCTGAATAAAGTTCATCAAAAACACAAAAATGTTTATCTTTATTGTTACTATTAATAATGTCAATAATATCTTTACATCTTCTAGATTCTGATTGGAACAAACTATCTCTGCCTGAAGTATCAGGAATATTCAAATAACAATGAATAAATTTGAATGGTGAAAATTTTGCAGATTCATAAAATCCACAACCAAATTGTTGTGTTAAAATAACATTAATTAATACAGATTTTAAAATAGTAGTTTTACCAGATGCGTTTGGTCCGGTAATAATCATATTTTTATTGAAATTATAATCATTTTTAACAGGATTTTCATGCATCAAAACAGGATAATACATATTTTTAAATATATTTTTGATATTTTTATTGGTATCATTATTGTTATTAAGTAGGCAAGTAGATATATACTTGTTTTTAATATTAGATATAATTCCTTCTAAAATATCCAAATATCCATGAAATCCAAAAGAATACATAATACTGCTGTTATAGTCTTCATTTTCGTAAATATCATAAAAACATTTTAAAACTTTTCCAAATTCAGAAACTTTTAATATAGAAAATTTATAAGGACTGATTTTGCCAATTTGTATTCTAAGTTTTGTTAATATATCTTTATTTTTATTGAGAGAAATATTAAACTCGTTATAGGATTTCAAGGGTTGTGTATAAACTAGCAAATTAGACATACATGCTTCTGTATATTCTATATATTTGTAAAATTGATTTAAAGACTGGTGTATTTTTTTCATATTTTCATGGAATCTATGACAAACAAGTATATTTTGATAAATAGTAAATAGATAAAAAAATGCAGATAATAACATATAAATTTTTTCATTCATGTTTACATTAGTAAAATCACAAGTAAATATTTTTCCAATTGCATGGTTAGAAGCAATAACTTTAAGAACTTCAATATATTCGTGGACGCTTATACTTAAACCTTTCATTTTAATAACAAAAAAAGGTATAACAAGAAGTATAACAGGAATAAGTAAAGATAATAACGGAGACATTAAATTATAAATACTCATAATTTGTAAAAAAATTTCAGATTTGTTAAGAAATTCCCATGAATTCCAGTCTATGTATTGATATCTTTCTTTAAATCCATTATCATTTTTGATAGTATTCCATAACTCTAAAATACTAGGGGAGTCCTT